ATGATGTGCCCCTTAGTGCATAGGTGTGATGAGACCGACCGCGCCGTCCGACGCAACCTTGATCATGTCCTCGACATGTAGCCGTGTCGTCCCAGTACACACATGCGGATGCGCTTGGCCGTGGTGCTTGCTAGTTGTCATGCCGTACTTACTGGCATTCTCAAACCACATCTCGGTCATCACATCGTAGACAAAGAGCGGCCAGTGCCGGTCGTATGAATAGACCACATAACGGGCATTCGGTATGCCCATGCTTTCGACCCACTCAGCCCACAGATTGTTGGCTTTGAATTCTATGCAGTCCTGCACGTACTGACGTGCCTTACCGTTGCTGATCTTTGCTTTCATGATTGCTTTCCTTTAAATCCAAGAATACGGGCGGTTTTCGTTACGGGCTTCGATCATGGCATCAAGCCAGTTGCGCTCTCGCTGGTCGTATGCGTAGCGGCTTGGGGTTTGGTATGTGTTCTTCATGATGATGCCTTTCGGTTGTGCTTCATATCATATGAAGCTGGTTTCTCGGTACAACATGTTTTCACGTGTTGAGCCTCTACTTTAGCACAGGCAGCTTCATATGTCAAGTTGTGACAACGTGGTATAAGGGAGTGTCTAAAACATTTTATTCATAAAGAGCGTTTTATTCTGGGAGAGAAGAATAAAACAAAAGCCTTTGTAATCAACGTGTTGGAGGTGCTTTTTGGGGTAATATTCTTTTATTCTGTGATTTTGAGAATGAGCGAGAGAATACGGCAGAGAGCAAAAGAGAAGAGCGAGTGCGAAGAAAAGCAAAGAAATTTAGGTAAAACTAAGTTTTTTAAAATTTAGACTTCATATATATTTTTTAGAGAATAATAGAATAATAGGGGTAAAACCGTCTGGAAACCCGCATGGTTGCTAGGTTTTATAATATTCTGTGCTTACAGAATTTTCTGGAATAATTGAATAAAATCAAAGACAGTATTGCCTTATAACGCGTTGACTTTTCTCTGAGCCATGTTTTTGTCCACATGAGCCAGTGCGTTTAAACGCAAGGCAATTAGATATGCGTCAGTGCGGCCAGCGTCGAGGGAACAATTATCAGTATAATTCCGTACAGCTTCATATGATATGAAGCAACTTAGATTTTAAGCTACAAACAAGTTGTAGTGTGATTTCTTGTGGCAACTTCTTTTGGTGTGATTACACCTCAAATCACGTGACAACTTGTTTGTAGGATGATTTATTTTCGCTGATTGCGGCCAGCGTCGAGGGAACAGTTATCAAAACTTTCCCACGTGGAAAAGTGTGAACATAGTAGATGTGGTTATGCGTGGTTTTGAATGTCGGCAACATGGTATAAAATGGTTTACAAAAACGCGGACGAAAAAAAACCCCCCTTTCGGGGGGCTTAGAATTACATGAAACTGAAAGCCGATTCATCATTATCATAAAACCAATCGGTGTAACTGTATATACTTGCCTCATTGGATAGTTGCTTGCCGTGCACATAATCGTTTGTTTCCTCTAGTCCGGCTTCCTCTAAAGTTTCGAATTCAACAATGTCTTCCCATTGCATTTCATCAACTAGGTCTAGCATAATAGTTTCCTTTTATTGAGACGTTTCAACAAAACAAGGCACGCGGTTTGCAAGAGAGACTTCTATCCATTTCATTGCATCGGCATGGTTATCGAACCATTTTGTAACAGTGCCGAAAATCGTTTCCTGCGTGATTTTGATTCGCATGATAGTTTCCTTTTAAAAAAGCCCCCTTTCGGGGGCAGGGTTAGAAGTTACTCAGCGATTTCATCACCATGTGATGCAAAAAAATCCTTGAAACCATCGTATAAACTATCGTGCTCTGCGTTTTCAAAGGCTGCCTGAATCGCCGTGCAAAGGTCTTCAAAGGAACCGCCTTCATCATGATTGAAAGCAGGGCGGAGCAGATCAACGAATGCCTTGCTGCCCTTTGCTTTTGCTTCGCCCTTTGCTTTGCTCTTTTTTGATTGGGCAGGGTTCCATTCAACTACAGGCTTACCAGTTTTTACCGCATCACGAAAGGTTGTCAGGTAATTTGCTGCCGTGCCCTTACCCAAACCGCCAGCTATCAGCGCATCGTAGAACGCAGTAGCTACTGCGCATTTTTTATTGTGCCCAACGATAACCTTCGCAGCGTGTAACTGTGTCACGCCCTTGTTAACACCGTCAAGGCATGCGAGGCGTTTTACTTCAAACCCTTTGGCCTCAATCAATTGGGCACCACAGTTTGCAGCAATGGCGGAAAACGATACAGAATTGTTTGCTTGTGTCATGAGTTACTTTCATCAGCGCATGTTAAGGGATGTACTGAATCAGTGCGCTTATCTAATCCAGTGACTACATTATGTCATAACTTCTTATAGCTTGCACGGGATAGCGCTAACTTTACATGCCTACCCTTCATATGATATGAAGCAGGGTAGTGGCGACCCCCCACCCCCTAGATTGGGGCGGCTTGTTGGCGTAGTGCTATGCACTGTGTTTTACTCAAAAGATTACAGCCGCCAATCTAACCCCGATTACTTTCATGGCCGGGGTTCCGGAACCGTCCGCGTGGCTCTCTACAACATCTTGTAGAGCGTTAAATTAAAAGCCTATAGACTTTGTAAAACACCCCCCTACCCCGTGCAAATTTACGCGACTCTGCATTTATTTCCGTATAGCAAACACCCCCCATCATCTTTCCACACGAAATACCCCCACCCCTATATTATTTTTTACAAAACGTGTACACTTCGCACACAACTGGAGCCACAAAACGCTACCAAACATATGCAAATACTTGTTACGCCAGAGTTAGACGTACCTATTCCTTCTTCGCTAACCCCGCAAGAAGCCCAATCTCTGCATGAAAAAGCGAAAGCTGCTTTTAATACGGTAGAGTTTTTGGCCGCTATGGGGATGGAAGTTCCTGCGCCTACGATGCGGGAAAAGAAAGAAGCCCGTGCTCAATTCCTAGAAGCCCCTCACGCAGATATAGAGATTAAAAGTTCGGCTACTGCCTTAATGTTGAAGGCAATGCTCGACGAGTACGATGTTGAGGTGGTACGAAATGCCGCCCAAGTTCGGAACTACGTGAAGATGCGGCTGATGGCACTTACTGACTCTAATAAAGAATCCACCCAATTAAAGGCGTTGGAGATGCTGGGCAAGATGAGTGACGTGGGTGCTTTTGCCGAGCGGGTAGAGATTAATGTTACACATCGAACAACTGAAGAGTTGCAGTCCGAACTGGCTAATAAGCTCCATGCTTATATGCACGACATCATTGATGTAGAAGCCACGGCCATAACCGTTCCAGAAGAACGTTATTTGAACGGTGCCCCTGCGGTGCAGGTGATTGATCTGGATGAAGAGCTTGGGTTTACCGGGAAAGAACTAGAGATAACGGCTGAAGTGGAAGACTTTGACGATGAGTAATAACGCATTAGCTGCGGTATTAGATCAGATTCAAACTTTGCCTGTTGATAAACAAGCGTTGTTAATTAGTAGACTGCCTAAGGACGAGCAGGAAACCGTCACCGAGATTCTGGATGAGTTAAATACCCGTAAGCTACGGAGTAAAGCGTCAGATGACTTCATGGTGTTTGTGCAGGAGATGTGGCCTAACTTCATTCATGGTCGGCATCATGCCAAGATGGCTAGGGCGTTTGAGCGGGTGGCTAACGGGGAGTGTAAACGGCTCATTATCAACATGCCGCCCCGTCATACCAAATCAGAATTTGCCTCATATCTGCTTCCAGCGTGGTTTTTTGGTAAATTTCCGGGCAAAAAAGTCATCCAGACCAGCCATACAGCCGAATTAGCGGTAGGTTTCGGTCGAAAAGTGCGAAATTTGGTGGATTCTGCTAACTATAAGCGGATATTCCCGGCACTAGACCTGCAATCTGACTCAAAAGCGGCTGGTCGGTGGAATACAAACTTCGGCGGCGAGTACTTCGCTATCGGTATTGGTGGCGCGGTAACCGGTAAGGGTGCCGACATACTAATAATAGATGACCCGCACTCAGAACAAGAGGCCGCTATGGCCCAGACTAACCCGGAAATCTACGATAAGACCTACGAATGGTATACATCAGGCCCTCGGCAGCGTCTCCAGCCGGGTGGTTCTATCGTAATGGTGATGACTCGGTGGTCTAAACGCGATTTAACGGGTCAAGTAATCAAAGCGGCGGCTCAAAGGTCGGGTGAAGAGTGGGAAGTGATCGAGTTTCCAGCGATTTTGCCCTCTGGCAAGCCTTTATGGCCTGAATTTTGGTCATTAGAAGAGCTTTCTGCTCTAAAAGAGGAACTTCCGAACGCTAAATGGCAAGCGCAGTACATGCAGCAGCCGACATCGGACGTGTCAGCGATTGTGAAGCGCGAATGGTGGAAGATATGGGATAGTGAGCGTCCGCCTAGCTGCGAGTTTATTATTCAGTCTTGGGACACGGCGTTCTTAAAGACAGAACGGGCCGACTATTCTGCGTGTACGACGTGGGGTGTGTTTTATCAGGACGATGCGCTGGGCAGGTCGCGGGCTAACATTATTCTGTTGAATGCGTTTAAGAAGCGCATGGAGTTCCCAGAGTTAAAAGCCAGAGCCTATGAAGAGTTTAATGAGTGGGACGTTGACTCACTTATTGTAGAGGCCAAGGCAGCAGGGTCACCGCTGATATTTGAGTTGCGGCAGATGGGCATCCCGGTGCAGGAGTTTACGCCTAGTAAAGGCAACGACAAGATAGCGCGGTTAAACGCGGTGGCTGATATATTTGCGTCAGGACACGTTTGGGTGCCTAATACGCACTGGGCAGAAGAGTTAATTGAAGAAGTTGCGTCGTTCCCGTCGGGGGAGCATGATGACCTAGTGGACTCCATGACACAAGCATTGCTGCGCTATAGGCGTGGTGGGTTTATTCAATTGGCGTCTGACGAAGAAGATGAACCACGGCAGTTTCGTAGGAAAGAGCCATACTACTAATGACTATTATTGAGACAATTAAATTTTGGTGGCGGATTAAAAAAGCCAATCGCAAATTGCTGAAGGCAGCAAAAACGGCTGACAAATCGCCCTATGCAACAACAAAAGAAGATGTTGAGGATTGGGTTAGAACCAATCCTTTTGGCATAACACAAGAAGATTTAAACGTAAGCCATATGACGCAAGTAACGGCCCCGCCTATTAAAACATTTAAGGAATTTGAACATGGCTATTGAAAAGTCACTGTACGCCGCCCCGCAAGGCTTGGACGAGCTTGAGGCAATGGACGCTGGCACACCTGAAATTGAGATTGAGATCGAAGACCCTGAATCGGTTCGGATTGGTGTGGGCGATTTGGAGATTGAGATTGAGCCAGACGCAGAGTCAGAAGATGACTTCAACGCTAACCTTGCAGAATATATTAGCGAAGAGGCGTTGCAGAATCTTGCAAGTGAATTGATTAGCGATTACGACGAGGACGTAGCCAGCCGCAAAGACTGGATGCAGACTTACGTTGATGGCTTGGAACTGCTGGGTATGAAGATTGAAGACCGCACGGAACCATGGGAAGGTGCGTGTGGTGTGTACCACCCGATGCTTTCTGAGGCGCTGGTGAAGTTTCAGTCTGAGACAATGATGGCGACGTTCCCTGCTGCTGGTCCGGTAAAGACACAAATTATTGGCAAAGAGACGCCGGATAAGAAAGCCGCTGCGACCCGCGTTGCGGACGATATGAACTATCAGTTGACGGACGTGATGAAAGAGTTTCGTCCAGAACATGAGCGCATGCTCTGGGGCTTGGGTCTGGCTGGCAATGCGTTTAAGAAGGTGTACTTTGACCCGGGCCTTGATCGGCAGGTGTCATTGTTCGTCCCTGCGGAAGATATTGTTGTGCCGTATGGCGCGTCTAATTTAGATTCCTCCCCGCGTGTAACGCATGTGATGCGCAAGACTGAGAACGAGCTACGCAAGTTGCAGGTGGCTGGGTTCTATTGCGACGTTGATCTGGGCACCCCAGAGAACGTGCTGGATGAGGTTGAGAAGAAGATTGCGGAGAAGATGGGTTTCCGCGCAACAGCCGACAATAGGTTCAAACTGTTGGAGATGAACGTAGACCTTGATTTGGAAGGCTATGAACATAAAGATAAGAAAAAAGAAAAGACTGGGATTGCGCTGCCTTACGTTGTGACGATTGAGAAGGGGTCAGGTGAAGTATTAGCGATCCGTCGCAATTGGGAACCTGATGATGAGACCTACGCAAAGCGCCAACACTTTGTTCACTACGGCTATGTACCGGGCTTTGGCTTCTATTGCTTTGGCCTGATCCACCTCATTGGGGCTTTTGCTAAGTCAGGCACTTCTCTTATTCGTCAGTTGGTTGACGCTGGTACGCTATCTAATTTGCCCGGTGGCTTTAAGACCCGAGGCATGCGGATCAAGGGCGACGATACACCGATTGCGCCGGGTGAATGGCGTGATGCGGACGTGGCCAGCGGTGTGTTGCGCGACAACTTAATGCCGTTGCCTTATAAAGAGCCGTCACAAGTTCTTGCTGGGCTGATGGATAAGATCATTGAAGAAGGTCGCAGATTTGCTAACACGGCTGATCTGACCTTGAGTGATATGAGTGCGCAAGCGCCTGTGGGGACTACGCTGGCTATTCTGGAGCGCACACTCAAGAACATGAGTGCGATTCAGGCGCGGGTACATTACTCGATGAAGCAGGAGTTGGGTCTTCTCAAGAACATCATTGCTGAGTACACACCAGAAGACTATGACTACCAACCAACGCAGGGTAGCCGGAAGGCTAAGAAGTCTGACTACGACGACGTGGATGTCATCCCGGTCAGCGACCCTAACGCCAGCACCATGGCACAAAAGATTGTCCAATACCAAGCTGTATTGCAGTTGGCTCAAGGTGCTCCGCAACTCTACAACTTACCTCTACTCCACCGGCAGATGCTTGAAGTGCTGGGTATTAGAGAAGCGCAGAAACTTGTGCCAATGGATGAAGACCAGAAGCCGACCGACCCGGTAAGCGAGAACCAGAACGTGTTGTCAGGCAAACCGGTCAAAGCGTTCCTAACGCAAGATCATCAGGCACATATTGTTGTGCATATGGCTGCTATGCAGGACCCTAAGATCATGGCGCTGTTGCAAAACAACCCGATGGCACCGGCTCTACAGTCCGCAATGATGGCCCATATTAATGAGCACTTGGGCTTTGAGTACCGCAAACAGATTGAAGAACAACTTGGTATGACGTTGCCACCTCAGAAGGATGAGTCTGGCGAAGAAATACACATGTCACCTGAAGTAGAAACACGTCTGGCTCCGATGCTGGCGCAAGCCGCCAAGCAGTTGCTTCAGAAAAATACGCAAGAAGCCCAGCAAGCGCAACAACAGCAGCAAGCACAAGACCCGATTGTGCAGATGCAGATGCAAGAGTTGCAGCTTAAAGCGCAAGACAACCAGCGCAAGGTTGAGAAAGATAAGGCTGATGTTGCCCTCAAACAGGCACAGCAAGAGATCGAGCGGCAAAGGATTGCCTCCCAAGTTTCCACTGATGACAAACGCATCAAGATGGACGCAATGAAGGTAGCCGCACAAATGCAGGAAACCCGGCAAAGCAGCATGGCAACTATGGGAGTAGATGTACTTAAACATCTCTCTAATAAGAGTCATGAGGAGCAATTACGGGCAATGCAAGAGCGGATTCAAACCCGTCAACAGCAAGCAACAAGCGGACGAGAAAATTATACAACTCAAAGACTATTTAGCCGAAGGGAAGGCCGAGTCTTTTGAGGAATACAAAAAACTGTGTGGTGAGGTTCGTGGTCTACTCATTATGCGGGGATACGTATTAGACCTTAAACAAAGATTGGAGAACTCGGATGAATAGTTCCATCCTGTTAGCTACAGACGCTAACAACCCACAAGTTGTTGGTTCCTATGACTTTGCCGCAACCGCAGAGGAAAAGGGAAAACAACTCCCCCGCCCATCGGGTTATCGAATTCTCTGCGCCATCCCAGAAGCAGAAAAAGAATTTGAAGACAGCGAGATTGGGTTACTCAAGTCCGACGAAACCATGCGAAACGAAGAGACCCTCACAACGGTCTTGTTCGTGGTAGACCTTGGCCCTGATTGCTATAAAGATGAAAAGCGGTTCCCCAATGGCGCTTGGTGTAAGCAGGGTGATTTTGTTCTTGTCCGCCCGCATTCTGGTTCCCGATTGGTTATTCATGGCCGAGAGTTCCGCATTATCAATGACGACACCGTTGAGGCCGTTGTTGACGATCCCCGTGGTATTAAACGTAAATAAAGGAGCACAAAATGCCTTTGGACGACAACACAGAATTTAAATTTCCAGATGAAACTACTCAGGAAGCTACTGAGATTGAAATTGAAATTGAAGACGACGCCCCGGCTGAAGACCGTGGCCGTCAGCCGCTGCCCAAGCCTCTGGTTGAGGAGTTGGAGAAAGACGAGCTAGATCAGTACGACGACAACGTAAAGACCAAACTTAAACAAATGCGTAAGGTTTGGCACGACGAACGTCGTGAAAAAGAGTCTGCAATACGCGAACAGCATGAAGCTGTTGGTTTAGCGCAACGCTTGTTTGAAGAGAATAAGCGCATTAAGTCTATTCTTACCTCAGGTGAGCAAGAATACGTTACAACCATTCAGAGTAATTCTGATATGGAACTAAAAATTGCTCAACGGGCGTATAAGGAAGCCTACGAAGCAGGTGACTCCGATAAGATGATGGAGGCCAACCAAGCACTGCAAATGGCTAACTTGAAAGCCATACAGGTAAAAAACTTTAGAATGCCCTCTTTACAAGAGGAACAAGTTCCTGTACAAACTCAATCTGTGCAGTACCAACCTGCACCGTATGTACCTGAACCTGACGATAAAGCCGTAACGTGGCAAAAGCGAAATGGCTGGTTTGGTCAGAATCGGGGCATGACGGCCTTTGCCCTTGGTCTACACGAAGAACTCAAGGAAAATGGGGTTGAGGTTGGTTCTGAAGACTATTACCGCGAATTGGACAAAACAATGCGCAGACGGTTCCCCGAAAATTTCGAGGAACAAGAAGAACAAAGACAGCAGAGTAGCCGAACAAGACCCGGCACCGTTGTCGCATCGGCAGTTCGTAGCACGGCTCCCACAAAAGTCAGGCTAAAGCAAAGCCAAGTAAACTTAGCTAAAAGACTAGGTTTAACGCCAGAACAATATGTGAAGGCACAACTTGAATTGGAGGCCAACAATGGCTGAAAACAAATTAATCCGTGAGTTAGAAACACGTGCGGTACAAGAGCGTCCCAAGCAGTGGGCGCA